TTCTCTTTCCAAATTACAAAGCGTGTCAATCTTTGTACGGCGATGAAGAAACGGAGGATAACAATGAACCTGATGATTAAGGGCATAGATATGCCGAAGGACTACGTGGTGAACGGTGTCGAAAAAAACATGATTGTGTTAATTGTGGTATTGGTATGTATATTCGGATTGTTGAAAACGAACCGACTATTTTAGAAGCGGAGGAGTGAATATGCCGAATATTACAAAAGAAACTGTTCATCAGGCATTTTGCAATCTGCCCGAGGAACAGAAGATGGACTTAGCTATCAACTGCGCCCGATATGGCGTTACACCTGAAAGCATTGAAAATATAGTTACAGGAATTTTGAAGTGCGTTGAGCCGATTATAAACAGAACTGTGGAAAACCTAAAGTATTGGAGTGACAACAATGGCTAATTCTTTTAAATGCGACCGCTGTGGCGGGTATTATGACAAATCAACAAAATACTACAAATACAATCTGTCAAAGTATTCTGAAAATGGAAAGTATCATTTGTTCGATCTTTGTAATAGTTGCAAAGATTCTCTGGAGAAATGGATGAATAAGATGTTGTTTAGAAAGGCAGAGCAGCATAGAAAGGAGGAAACCGAATGACCTTTACCATACCGCCGTTCTGGTGCGGCGTGATCGCGACAGTGCTGGGCGAGCTTGCCGCTCTTGTCGTCTATGCTGTCGTCAAAATCATCAAAGATAAGCGGAATTCAACCTTTCGCAGAAAGTGAGGTAGCATGGATATTCAATTCCCTAATATCGAGAATCTGGAAGGTGTTACTATTTCTCCGACGGTTGAATATCACCCAATAGTTCACCATTTTCCTGCTGATGTGATTTTTGAAGAAGGACGGATTGTCTTCCTTTTCAAAAACGCAATGTTATCAATGAACGTCGATAATGCAAAGATCGAAGAGTTAAAGGCTTTGATTGAACAGTCACGCAAGTAAAAAACGGAGAAAATCAACTATGAAACATATATTTTCAACATTACTCAAAATTATCTTACGTATATCTTCGCCGTCCTTGGGAAGAGTTCCGAGGTTTCGTGATTTGTGGAATAAAAAAACAACGCTCGGTATGACATCCCGTGAGTGCGTTGAAAAAATAGGAATTCCGGCAATGATCGGATTGCAAAACGGATTACAGGATGTACCCGATAAAGATGCGGTAAATGAAAAGGCTGATGCTTCCGGTCCGTTCGACTTTGAAACGGTTGCAAGAAACTTTCAAGAGCTTGCAGAAGTAATGTCTGGCAGAAAAGAACCTGATGAATTTTATATAACTTCTGGATTCAAGTCAAAAGCTTTGATATGCAAGAATTGCGGAGGTCAAATCGACAGAAAGTCCGGTAAGTGCCCATTTTGTGATACGGAATACGATTTTGAAGAAGAATCAGAGTCATATGCTTATTTATACGCGGATGACGGACTCGTTGAAAAAATCAAATTAGGAGGTGACACACAATGACTATCATAAAGCGTGGAAACCCAAAGGAACGGCTTCGCTTCGGCTGCCCTGAGTGCGGCTGTGAATGGAAGGCGAGGGTCGGAGAAACAGAAAAAAATCTTCTTGGCTATCAAATGAGATGCCCGGATTGCGGAATTAAAATATTTCTTAAAGAGGTAAACGATGACGCTCCGTGAATTGAAATCACTTCAAAAGAGAATAGTTCGGCTGAGAAGTAAGAGAGCGTGGCTGCGCTCCAATGCTCAGAATACTACGCCGTCATTGTCGGGGATTCCGTCGGGCGGCGGTGATTCGGACAAGCTCGGGACGGCTGTAGCTCAGATCGCGGATATTGACGCCGAGATCAGCGCTTTGACCGCCGAGTATAACGCGCACATCAAGAGCCTGTCAAGCGATGTGTTTGAGGAATCTTGCATCTTCTTACATATCGTCAAAGGAATGACATGGCGCAGAGTTGCTTTTGAAGTGACAGGCAGAGCCGATACCGCGAATAGCATTAGAATGAAATGCTATCGGTATTATTGGTGAAAATGTTCATTTGTTCACTTTCAGTATGTTATTATTAGAATTGACATAGCGAGGAGCTATAAGATTATCCTTTCATAATAATTGCATTTGGAGACACAGAGAGATCCTGGAGTTACTCCCCTGGTCTCTTTGTGCTATCAAGAAGAATTCATTATGTTGATGAAGAACTGCCCGAAGTGCAGACAGTTGATGCCTTACGGGAAACGATATTGTGATCGGTGTGCGCCGATCGTAGAGCAAGAGCGAGAACAACAGCGCGCCCGATCGATGAAGCGGTATAACAAGTACCGCGATAAAAAGTATGAACAATTCTATCATTCAAAGCCGTGGAAACTGCTCAGCGCAAAGCGCCTGTCGGTCGATAAGCATTGTGCGTTCTGCGGCAAGCCTGCCACTGAGGTCGATCATATCGTAGAGATCCAGACCCACGAGGGCTGGGCGCTGCGGCTCGATTGGAACAACACGCGGTCACTTTGTCACAAATGTCACGACAAGCGACATGGAAGATTCCGGTCAAAGAAGGGGTAGGGTAGTCGAAAAAAGTTTTCAACTTTTCGCGATACAACGCGCCTAGGTCTGTCTTGCGCAGAAAACTCCCCGATCAAGTTTCTATTTTAGAATAAAGGAGGCGTGATAGTATGCCGAATCCGAAACAACCAATTCAGCTGATCCAGGCGAAGGGAAAAAAGCACCTGACAAAGAGCGAGATTGAGGAACGGACCTTGAGCGAACCGGAACCGAACACGGAAGGCATAGCACCGCCTTCTTATTTGTTGAAATCGCAAAAGGAGCGTTTCAATGAAATAGCTCAGCAGTTAGAAGATCTCGGAGTAATGGGAGAAACCGACTGCGACGCGCTGGCGCGATACATCATTGCTGAGTCTATGTATATCAAAATCAGCCGACAGGTTCGAGATCCGAAGGTTCTCAAAGATATTGATTTGCTTAAAGATTATTCATCGATTCAGGATAAGTATTTCAAGCAGTGCCGCGCGGCGGCAAACGATCTCGGATTGTCTATCTCTGCTCGTTGTCGGTTAGTGGTGCCAAAAGCGCAGGATAAGCCTCCCAAGAAGAATAAATTCAATAAATTCCAAGCGCAGGCCGGGTGATCAGATGACCGACCGCGTAACTGAATACGCTCGGGCGGTTGTAGACGGCAAGGTTCCGTTTTGCGGCCGACTGCATATCCTTGCCTGCAAACGTCACCTCAAAGATTTCGAGCGACAACGAACAGCAGGATTCCCGTATTATTGGGACGTCGACGCCGCCGAGAAGATCCTGAGCTTTGCCGAAACGCTGACAATCGGAGAGGGCTTTGAGAAAAAGCCTGTCCGTCTGATCGGATCCCAGATCTTTGATCTCGGATGCACATTCGGATGGCTCAGAGTTTCAGATCATTACAGACGATTCCGCCGCCGATACAAAAGCGTCGCCCGACAAAACGGCAAAAGCTTTGAGAACGGCATCATGGGACCGTATATCGCAGGATTCAGCGGCTATAAGGAAGGCAAGCTCTTTACGGTCGCCACCAAGCGCCGACAGGCTAAGATCGTGTGGGACGAGATGCGGAAGTTCATCCAGTCCGACGAAGATCTCAGCGCGTTCTTTGATATCAAGGAATACAAGACGACGATCTCCGCGAAGAACACCGGGTGCACGATCGAAGCGCTGAGTAAGGAAGGCGGCCTCGACGACGGCTTCCGCAGCATCTTCTCGAGTGTGGACGAGCTGCACCAGCACAAAGACGGCAGTGTGTATCAGGCGCTGTACAAAGGCACGAGAAAACTGCCGGAGACCTTACTCTCCGTCATAACAACCCGTGGCAAAAACCAAAAAAGCTATTGCAAGGAGCTTGACCGCCTTTGCATCTCAATCCTCGAAGGTACGCTTACCGCCGAGGATTTTTTTGTAGATATTTACTGCCCCGATGTGGGGGATGACATATATGACATTAATAACGCGCTTAAGGCAAATCCGCTGTATGTCGGCGATCCTGACGCGATCGAGAATCTCCGTGTGGAAGCGGATACCGCAAAGAACATGGGCGGCACAGAGCGCGTAGACTATATCACGAAATCCGTCAACCTCTGGACGACCGCGGACGACGCCAACTATGTCAACGCGGATGATCTGCACGAGTGCCTGACGGATAAGACGCTCGAGGATTTCCGCGGCGCTGACTGCTGGGTCGGTCTCGATCTGTCAAGCGGTGGCGACCTGACGAGCTGGGCGATGGAGCTGAGCGACAATGAGAAGATCTATTTCCACTCTCACTCCTATATGCCGCTCGGACGGCTGAATGAGCATATCCAGAGTGACCTCGCTCCATACGATCTGTGGCAGCAGCAGGAGCTGATCACCGCCACCGGCGGGGGAGAGAGCTACAAAAACGATTACAAATTCATCATCCGTGATTTGAAGCGGATCAAGGAAGAATACGGCTTGAATATTCGGGCGATCGGCGTCGATCCCCACAATGCCGACGGCATCCTGGCGGATCTGGAAGAGCTGACTCAGAAGGTGATCATCGTCACACAGAGTGCCCGTAATCTGAGCGATACGACAACGGATCTCAAGCTGAGCGTCCGCGAGCATAACGCGGAATTTAACCGCAACAATGAGCTGCTGGTATACAGCTTTGAGAACGCAGTTGAAACGAAGAATTCCTTTGACGAGATCAAGATCGACAAGCGCGATTCCCTCAAAGGTAACCGCATTGACCCTGTGGACGCGTGTATCGACGCGCACTTCTGCTACATGCAGGATCATGCCGCCGAACCGCTCAATCACGATGAGGAATTGACGAACTATCTAACGGAAATGGGATGGTAACCATTTGAACAAGATGAATTTTTTAACCCGAATCAAAACCGCGGCGAACGTGATCTTCAAAGGCATGACAGATCCGAGCGACGTCATCAAAGAGGATATGAAGAACTGGAGCGATCTGGCGACCTTCCTCGGGATCGATACCGATCACACGCCGCGCAAGGCGATGGCGAACGCGACATATTACGCTTGCCTCAAAACACTGAGCGAGTCGATCGGTAAGATGCCGCTGAAGGTTCTCACCCGTCAGGGTGTTAACGGCGTGAAAGCGGATCGAGAGCATCCGTATTGGAAAATGCTCCATGATCGTCCGAATCGCTACATGACGGCGGCAGGATTCTGGAGCCTGATCGAGTACAACCGCAATCATTACGGAAACAGCTATGGGTGGATCTACTATAACGAGAGAGGCGGCCGCGGTAAGCGCACCGAGCTCTTTCCGCTTGAGCCATGGCTGGTAGAGATGTGGTATGATGACGCGCTTTTGTTAGCGGAAACTCCCGTGATCTGGTACCGATACACGGCGCCCAACGGAAAGATCGTGATGATCCCGTATGATTCCATGCTCCATTTGCGAAATTTCGCGACGTCTGACGGTCTGATTGGCAAGCCGATGCGTCAGGTTCTCGCTGAAACGATCGACGGTAATGTCAAGGCGCAAAAGCTCCTCAACAAGATGTACGATAACGGCTTTGCCGGCAAGGCGGCGATCCAGTATACCGGCGAGCTCAGCGACGAGCTGCAAAAGCGCTTTGCGGCAGGCATCGAGAAATATATCAAGGGCGAGTACAAGAAGGAAGGCATCGATATGCTGATCCCGCTGCCCTACATGGCGAAGATCGAGAACCTCTCCAACGTTAAACTGGCGGATTCTCAATTCATCGAGCTGAAACAGTATTCCGCCATTCAGATCGCCGCGGCATTCGGCATCAAGCCGGTGCAGATCGGCGACTATACCAAATCTTCTTACGCTTCCTCCGAGGCGCAGCAGTTGGCATTTTTGGTCGACACCCTGCTGTTTATTGTCAAACAGTATGAGGATGAGATCAATTACAAGCTGTTTGATAACTCCGAGGATTTCGTAAAGTTCAACGTCGACGTTATTCTCCGCGCGGACTTCAAGACGAAGATCGAAACACTGAGAACGGCGATCTACTCCGGACAGATGACGGTCAATGAAGCCCGCGCAATTGACGATCGTGAGGCGCTGCCAGGCGGCAACAAACTGATCGTCAACGGCGGCACGATCTATCTGGAGGACGTCGGCAAGCAATATGCGCAGGGAAGGGAGGTGAGTACGAATGAGTGAAAACGCTAAAATTTTCAAGACGGCGGCTATCGGTGCGCTGATGGCGAGCAAAGAGGATCTCAAATTGATCAATCAGTATACGCTTGAACCGCTGGAAGCCGACGACGTCTTTCTGTTCAAGCTCTCTGTTTGCTCTAACGCGCAGGATCTTGACCGCGACAATGAGCCGTTCATGCTGCGTGCGGTGAAGGATCTGTCAAAGCACCTGGAGGGCAAGACGATCATTCTGGATCACAACCCCTCTGCCAAGAATCAGATCGCGCGTATCTATTCAACGCAGCTGATCGACTACAACGAGAAAACCGAGGCAGACGAACCGCTGACTTCCCTCGAGGCGCACTGCTACATGGTCAAGACGGACAGAAACGCCGATCTGATCGCCGAGATCAAAGCCGGCATCAAGAAAGAGGTATCTGTCGGATTCTCGACAAGCGAGATGAAGTGCAGTATCTGCGGCAAGCGTTTCGTTACCTGTGCCCACCACAAGGGGCGTATTTATGACGGCAAGGTGTGCCGCAGTCAGATCACGGATTGCACCGACGCTTACGAAGTGTCGTTTGTGGCTGTTCCGTGTCAGGTCAATGCCGGCACTGTCAAATCTGCGTCAGTCGATGAAGAGAAAACAAGCGAGGATGAGCTCCTCGTACGGACAAGGATCCGAATCAATAACAATTTTTTATTTACCAAGGAGGCTGAATAAGCAATGATCATGAACAAAAGAATGAGAGATCTGATGGATCAGATCGACAAGACAAACGCGGAAGCGGACAATCTTCTCCACGGCGCCCAGCAGGATAAGGAAAAGGCCGCTCAGGATAAGGCGAGAGTCGATGAACTTCTTGATAAGGTGGATGAGCTGAAGAAGGAGTTCAATCGCGAGAAGCGTTTGTTCGAGAATCAGCAGGCGGAGGCAAAGGCCGCCTCTGACAAGCAGGCGGAGAATAAGGCTGAAAAGGACAGCACCAAGAAGTTCGCCAAGACCGTCCGCGCGATGGTTCGCAAGGACGTCACTCCGATGAGCGAAGGCGTCGACGCTGACGGCGGCTATACCGTTCCCGTGGATATCAGCACCAAGATCAATGAGTATCCCTCTGCTGACTTCTCTGTGGAGCCGTACATCACCACCGAGACCGTCAGCACCAACAAGGGCGCGCGCACCTATGAGAAGAAGAGCGCTGTCACCCCCTTCGCTCCCGTTGACGAGGGTGGTGCGATCCCTCCGGTCGCGACTCCTAAGTTTGAGCGCAAAACCTACACCATCGGCGACAAGGGCGGCTATGTTCCGATCACCAACGATCTGCTGAACGATTCCGACACCAATCTCGAGGCGTATCTGGTCGATAAGCTCCGTGATAAGAGAACAGCGACCATCAACACTGAGTTCTTCACCGCGATGACCGCAACCGGCGGCGAGGGTCAGCAGACGGCGCCTGAGGACATCGCGACGATCAACGACATCAAGAAGATCATCAACGTGACCATCGGCTCCGCGTATGCAAGTCAGATCATGGTCAACGACGATGGTTGGAACTGGCTCGACTGCCTCGATGACAAGAACGGCAGACCGCTGCTCACTCCTTACGGTGACAGCAACAACCGTGTCGGCGAGCTGTCCGTAGGCGGTTCTATCATCAAGGTTATCCGTGTGCCTAACAAGGTGTGGGCTTCCACCGCGACACATATGCCGATCATCATCGGCGATACCGCGGCAGCCTTCAAGCGCTTTGACCGTCAGCAGCTCGAGCTGAAGATCAGTGACGTCGCGTCTGTTACCGGCTTCAACGCCTTTGAGCAGAACGGCGCTCTGATCCGTGCCATCATGCGCGACGACGCAAAGGTCTGGGACAAGGATGCGTTCGTATATGGTCAGATCGCGTTCCCTGAGGAAACCGAAGGCACCGACGAGGGTTAATTGAAGGGCGGCGCGAATCATGGCACTGAATATCACAGTTCAAGAAGTCGCCGAGTATCTGGGTATTGACCTTGATGAGGTTGATCAGGTTGTGAATAACAATCTGAGCCGCCAGATTTCCGCCGCCGAGTCATATCTGAGCGGCGCGATCGGCAAGGATTACGACGGCGAGGATCCCCGGGTCAAGGAGCTGGGGATCATGATCGCGGCGGAGTTGTACAGCTCGCGCGGCGCGATGAGCGCAAGGCAGGACGCGGCATTCCGACGGATCGCTTCTGATTTCATGATGCAGCTGAGGCTCGAAGGGCGCGGTGATGACTGATGCGCGTCTATGACAAGCCGATCGTCGTCAAGCGGCTTTCCGATAAAGGTACCTGGCGGCCGTGGCGAACGCTCCATGCCTTTGTCAATAAGACGAAGGATTCCACATCCTCGCTGACCTTCGAGGTGCGCTATACGTCGGCGCTGCGCGAGATCTTCTCCTATCTGGAGGAGTTCATCATCGTTTATCGCGGCGATGTCTATCTGATCGAGGATTACGACGACTTCATGGAGCAGCACCTCACCATCCGCCTCAAGGCGTCGATCCTGCGGCTCGGGAAGTTCTTCACCAGCGTTACAATCCTGCGTAAGATCAAAACGCAGGATGACGAGGGATTTGAAGAGCAGACCGAGCAGATTGTGGAGACAGTCCGCTGCTATCGAGAACACCGACAGGGGACTACTCTCTGGGAGAATCTGGCGGCATTTGCCGAAGCAACCGATCTGTTCCAGATCGAGAAGCCTGCCAATTATGAGCTCTCCCGTGCCTATCTGTTGGAGAGCGGCGGCGAGCGCTATGAGATCCTCAACATCGAGCGGATCAAAGGGCACGATCTGTATTTGCAGATCATCGCGAAGTGCATCACGGGGGCGGTGAGCTGATGGCAAAGGTTCAAATGCTCATGCCGGATGATTTTCTGGAGAAGCTCTCAAAGCTCGGTAAAAAGACCGACGATATCACCAAGGAGGTGCTCAAAGCCGGCGGCGAGGTAGCGCTCGCAAAGGTCAAAAGCAATCTTGACGCTGTCATCGGGCGCGGTCTGACGCGTGAATCCCGTTCGACCGGTGAACTGCAAAGCGCGCTTGGCGTGTCGCCGCCTCTACTCGATCGCAACGGTAACTATAACGTCAAGATCGGCTTTGCGGAAAACCGTACCGACGGCGAGAGCAACGCCAAGCTCGCGAACATCATCGAGTACGGCAAAGCAGGACAGCCGGCGCGGCCATTCCTTGCCCGTGCAAAACGCCAAGCGAAGAAGCCGTGTGAGGCGGCAATGAAAGAAAAATTCGAGGAGGAGTTGAAAAAGCTATGAGCCTGTTATCCGAGTTGAAATCGATCATCTCTTCCTTGAATATTCCGGTCGATACGGGAGCGTTCACATCGAGCGCTCCCGATCTTTATATCGTCCTCGTGCCTCTGGTGGATGAGTTCGAGCTCCACGCTGACAATCAGCCAGGGGTCGACGTCCAGAGCGTGAGGATGTCCCTTTACGCAAAGGGGAGCTATACAAAGCCGAAGAACCGCGTGATCAAGGCGCTGATCGGCGCCGGTATGACGATCAGCAGTCGGCAATACATCGGCTTTGAACAAGATACAAAATATCATCACTACAATATCGACGTTGAAAACGTCTATGAAATGGAGGAATTATAATTGGCTACTATTGGCTTACAGAATCCCTATTTTTCCATCATTACGGAAGATCCTATCACAGGTTACGAGTCTTACAGTACGCCCGAGAGGATGGCAAAAGCTATCAGTGCAGATTTTTCTATCGAGCTCCTTGAGGCTGTTCTCTTTGCAGACAACGGAGCGGCAGAATCTATGAAGCAGTTCAAGCAGGGCTCGTTCACTCTTGGCGTTGACAAACTTCTGGCTGGTGTTCAGCAGAAGCTGCTCGGCGCTAAAGTCGATAAGAACGGAGTAGTTACATACACGGCAGAAGGGCAGGCACCCTATGTCGCTGTCGGTTTCGCGTCGCTCCGTTCTGACGGAACGAGCGAATATGTTTGGTTGCTCCGTGTCCGTTTTGGTGTTCCGAACCGCAAATATCAGACTTTGGGAGATTCCGCAACCTTCCAGACGCCTTCCATCGTTGGAACGGTAATGAGAGCAAACAAGCCTGATTCTGACGGTGAGCATCCCTTCATGAGAACCCTTACGGAGGGAGAGCCGGGTGCAACGCAGACAGCTGTTGACAGCTGGTTTGATGCTGTGTATGTGCCTGATTATTCCGGTGAGGCGGTCAGTCTGTCTGATCTGACTATCGGTTCTATCAGCTTGTCGCCGGCGTTTGACGCTGATGTCACAGAATATACCGCGGCTACTTCTAACGCTACCAATACAATCACGGCAACACTAAACGACAACACCGCTGACGCTGTGATCACCGTCAACGGCGATTCCTTGACAAACGGCGGATCTGCAAGCTGGGAAACCGGTGAAAATAAGGTGAACGTTACCGTAACAAAGGGTGCGTCTTCTAAGAAGTACACAGTTACTGTAACAAAGTCGTAAGAGGAGGCAGCACATGAAAGCTATTCCTATGGAAGTGACCGACGACAGAAAGACCACCATCGATATCGATGGCGAGCAGTATGATCTCGTGTTCACCGCAGTTGCTGCAAAAGTAATCTGTGATGAGTATGGAAGCATTACAGAATTTATGACTAAGCTCGAAAAAGGCGGTGATACGGGAATGGATGGCGAATCAGTTAGCCTAAACATTTGGCTTACGACACTTCTTGTCAATCAGGGCATCGCTATCTATAACCGCCATAACCCCAATGATCAGAGAACGCCCTTTACAGAGGACGATATCGGTCTTTTGACATGCCCGGGGGATTGGAGCGAAGCATTTACTGCACTCAACAAAGGATCAGCAAAATATATCAAAAGTGAGGCAGAGCCCTCAAAAAACGCGGAGGTCGGGTAAGCAACGAAGAAATGTTTACCCGGCTTCTTTACTACGGCATCGCCCACCTCAACCTTAGCCAGGAAGAGGTGTGGTTGATGCCGTTCGGTTTATTACTGGATCTTATTGAATGTCATAAGCAGTATTTCGGTATCGCAAAACCGAAAAAAGAAGTGTTTATTGACGACATCTTCCCGGATGGGATTAGATAAAGGAGGTGAAGCACATGGCTGATGTAGGTATTAGGCTAGGCGTTGAAGGCGAAAAGGACTTTAAGCAGGCTTTATCCGATATCAATAAAAATTTCAAGGTTCTCGGATCCGAGATGAAGCTGGTTGCTTCACAATTTGAGAAAAACGACAATTCTATTAGTGCGCTCTCGTCCAGAAATGAGGTGCTCAACAAGCAAATAGACGCACAAAAGAATAAGATTGAGACCCTGCGTGCCGCACTCAAGAACGCCTCCGAGTCCTTCGGTGAGAATGACAAGCGCACAAAGAATTGGCAGATCCAGCTGAATAACGCCGAGGCCTCGCTCAACAACATGGAGCGTGAGCTCAAGGATAATCAAGCCCAGATGAACAAGGTCGGCGACGCCGCCGACAAAATGGGCGATGAGATCAAGCGCTCAGGAAAACAGGCGGATGATTCTCGTTCGGGATTTGAGAGCTTGAAAAGCACTTTGTCAACAGTCGGTGCGGCTTTAGGCGCTACTATCGCCGCGATCGGTACCGCTGCAGTCGCCGCAGGAAAGAAAATCTGGGACATGACGAACGATACCGCCGCGGCAGGCGATGAGATCGACAAGCAGAGCCAAAAGCTCGGTATCTCCGCTGAGAATTATCAGAAACTTTCTTACGCAATGGAGCGATCAGGAGCTGATGTGGAGGATTTCCGAAAAGGCGCAATGAACATCACCAAAGAGCTTGCCAATATGCAAAACGGCGTTAATGGCGCGGGCTCAGTGTTCAAACAGCTTGGAATATCGGTAAAAAATACAACCGATGGTTCTTTCAAAAGCACCGAGGATGTGCTTTTGTCTACCATTGACGCTCTTTCGAAAATGCAGGATGAAACAAAGCGAAACGCTCTGGCACAGTCTGTATTTGGCAGGAGCTATCAAGAGATACTCCCACTTCTCAATTCGGGGTCTGATGGAATCAGAGAGCTGATGGACGAGGCTGAGAAATACGGCATGGTAATGTCGGATGACGCCGTCAAAGCCTCCGCCGCTTTTGAGGATAGCTTGACGAAGCTCAAGGGCACATTCAACGGCGTCAAGAATTCGATCATGAGCCAACTCCTTCCCGGGTTTACGGCAATAACGGACGGATTTTCAGAGCTCGTATCTGGCAACAAGGAAGGCTCTGAAATGATCAAAAACGGCATCCAAAATGTCATTGGTACCGTCAAAAATATGATTCCACATGTCGTATCGTTATTGACTACGATCGGAGAGGCTATTTTGGAGGAGGCGCCTGCTGTCCTTGAATCTCTTTCAACCAGCATTATTGACCTGCTCCCAGGAGCGCTCGATTTTGCTTTGAACAACGTGTTGCCGAATCTGATAAGCTCGGTTTTGAGTATTGCGGGACAGCTGCTCACATCGCTCTCCGAATCGCTCCCCGATTTGATGACATCGCTCGCCGAATCGATATCCACAATTTGGACTGAGCTTTACAGCGAAGATAACATCACAAATTTTGTACAACTGATTTTAGATTTTATCAAAAACGCATTAGCCGGAATCGGAGAGGCGCTGCCGATCATTTTAGAGGCGATCAAAAATGTAGCGCTGAATCTGATAGACGCATTACCTGAGATTTTCTCCATGATCGTCGGTACCATTCCCGATTTGATCGATCAGATCAGCCTTGTCGTCAAAAACGGTTTGCCCGTATTGGTGCAGGGCGCGATTGAGCTAATCTCCGCGATCTGCGACAATTTGCCGACCATCATTTTAGAACTTCTCGACAATCTCCCGAGGATTTTAGAATCGATTAGCTCCACGCTGAGCGACAATATCCCGATCCTGATTCAATGCGGTATCGATCTCGTCAAGGGTCTCGTGATCAACCTGCCTAAGATCACTCTGGGACTGTTGAAAGAAGCACCCAGAATCATGGTAGCGATCGCGAAGGCACTTTTGACGGGTCTCGGCTCCATTATCGACGTCGGCAAGAACATCGTGACAGGTCTCTGGGAAGGCATCACCGGCGCCGCGTCATGGTTATGGGACAAGATCACCGGCTGGCTGAGCAGTATCTGGGACGGCATCAAGAACTTCTTCGGTATTCATTCGCCGTCTACGAAAATGCGCGATATGATCGGTAAGAACCTGGTCAAGGGTCTCGCCGAGGGTATCACCGACGAAGGAAAGACCGCTGTCAACGCAATGACAGCACTGTCAAAGAATCTCAGCGCGGTGACATTCTCGACGATCAGCTTCAAAGGGATCACCGATGATCTGAGCAACGCGATTCCTGTCGATTTCGATAGTCAGATGAGAGCGTCGGTGCTGACTGCTTCTCAGTATGACGGAGGTACAAGAGTGAGATCCGCTTCTCCGACGTTCAACACGAACGTTACCTTTGGCAATGTTACGATCAACGACGGATCCGATGTGGAGGATATCGCGCACCGTGTGTCCGATATCATCGCAAATGACGTTATGGTGAAGGGTGGTGCGTTTGCGTAATGGCTTATTTTTTTTTCTTCGGCGATACAGACAGTATAGATATCGGTCTCAAGGTTGACGGAACGCCTGATCTCGGTACCGCTCAGCGTGACGGGGAACTGATATCGATACCTGGCAAGGACGGCGACGATTATATTGATTATGGACGATATAAGAACGTTGAGTTTTCGTTGAATGTCGCCGTGATTCAAAAAGGATCAAAGACAGTCAGAGCGCAGATTGATGATGTTATCGACGCATTCGCTTATCTGCATGGCTATCAATACTTTGAGGATTCCGATCATCGCAATATAGCGACAGAAGCAATTTTGACCAACTTCGGAGACTTCAAGCGTGAATTGCGGCGGCTCGGGCGTGCAACCTTGCAGTTCAGCCGCAAACCGTTTTGGTATGATATCGAAAGCCTGAATCGTTATATCAATGTTCCGTTGGTCAATGAAATACCGACAAGAGTTCTTCAAAATCCCTTCAAGCTGACCGCGAAACCGATCATTGAATTTCAAACAACCGCAGGATCGCCGGGAAGCTTCCAGTATTCGGTTACAGATGATGACGGCGTCGAGACAACTTACTCCGGCTATCTGGCGGATTCCGCTGCGACGATCGTGATCGATTGTGAAAAGGAATCTGCTACAATCAACGGCAATACCATCGACTTGACGATTCCCGAGGGATTCAAGCACGGTACAAATACCTTCAAGCTGCTCTCGGGAAGGGACAGGATGACAAGTATTCAAATCCTACCGCGCTGGAGGCGCTTATGAAACCAAAGCTCTATAATGAATTTCAACTGCAAAGCGGCGCTTATCACTACACCTTCCTCGGCGTTTTAACGCATTGCCGAAAATGTATCGTCAACGAGGCTCGAAACACACCACCTGTTTTGAGCCTCGAAACCACCGTTAATGACGATTACGCCGATCTGCTCCTGTCTCAGCGGATGATCCGTATCAAGCCGAATCCGTTTGATGATCCTCAATTCTTTGAGATCAAGAAAACCGAGAGAACGCTTGACGGTATCATCAAGGTTGAAGCGAAGCATATCGCGAGTTTGTGTTTTTCGATTTGTACAAACGGAAACGGCGCCACTCCCGAGGATCCGATCATATTCCGCGGCACAGCGCAGCAGACATGGAACGAGCTCGTCAACAACAATATCTCGAGCGCGGTTCCGTTCCGCTTTACGTCAAATATCAGCACGGTAGCGGATTTCAAATCAGGATTAACAATCTCAGAAACGCTCGGTAATATACTCGGCGGCAAGGAAGGATCGTTCCTTGATGTCTTCGGCGGAGAGTTCCATTGGGACAACTTCAACATCTCGCTGAACTCTTCCCGAGGCGTTAACAGGTGCTACAAGATCAAATACGGTCAGAATATCTCTGACGCCACACAGACAGAGACCTGTGAGAATACCTATTCCCACATCCTGCCCTATGCGTGGATTTCAACATCCAGTTCGGCGAAGGTTAGCATATCCGCGCCGTTGGTGGAGATTCCGAACAACTCAAGTATATATCAAAAGGTGTACGGCTTGGATTGTACTGAGCTGCTCGAGCCTTATATATACGGCCCGAACACCCATGACAAGACGATCACACTGACACAGGCGCAGGCAATGATGACGGATTACGCATTGCAATACGCTTCTATCAACAACCTCGGCAATCTCAATATTAATATCGATGTAACGTTACGAGCCGAGCTCGATGAGATGAGCCAAATCGGGTTGTGTGATAACGTCAAGGTGATCCTTGACCCGTTCGGCACATCGGCGACGGCAAAGATCACAGAAGTTGTATACGACGCGCTGTTAGAGCGTTGGGACAAGATCGTGGTCGGATCGCCTAAGATTACGACGGCTGATTTAATACTCAACAAAAGGAGGTATATTCCTTGAAGATCAATAAATCCTTAGATATCGATTTGAATATCCTATCACCGCAAAAGCATATCAGGATTCATGAGGGTGATGTTGACAGCGTCGACATTCTGATCGGCGTGTCTGTTGATGATGAGAGCGTTGACCTTAACGGCGTTACCATCAAATACGACGCAACGATCAACAACTACCTTGCGGAGCAGGACGCTGACGGCTCGGTAGTCGATGGAAAGATATCGATCCCTGTCACGCAGAATATGACCGCAATGTCGGGCTTGCTCCTGATCGACGTTCGGATGATTAAGTCCGACCAAATTCTGTTTACGCAGACGATTTGTGCGACTGTGGAAAAGGCGATCGTCAACGGCAGCACCTACATTGACTTTGATAAAGTCACCATCATTCAGCGAATGAACGCACTGGAAAAGCAGATGGAGCATGTTGAGGAGATTGTTGAGAATTTTGACACATCAAAGCTGATCGTCAGCACTAACCGTCCGCCGAGTGGCGCACCTCCTGAGATCGATGTCGATTTGCTCAGAGTTGGTGACACATGGATTCTGTCGGGCGACAATATCGTCTATAAGCTCGTAGAAGCGCAGTATAACTATCAGCCTGCTCCAGGGACTGAGCCTTATCACAAGTTTACATGGCAACCGCTCAACAAACGGTACGGCGTCGGAACTACCGATCCTCCCGAAAGCGTGACATATGATCGAATAAGCTATTTTATAGAGCCATGGCATTTTTCCGGGCTTCCGGTTCCTGAGTATTTTAAAGGGGATCAGTATAAAATGCTGATAGGCGTTGATGACCAGACATATTATATCTGCAAATCTGCGTCTATGTCGAGCACAGGCGTATGCACCTATGTTTGGCGAGAAGAGGGCGGCTCCATTGACGCTTACACCAAAGCGAAAACAAATGAGCTTTTAGCCGATAAAATGGATCTCGCCCCCCTCAACCCGACCGCCGAACAGATCGCCGGAATGCCGAGCGGTCAGCTCTACAGTGATACGGTTAATCATAAAGGCGTTCTCAAAACAAATGGTCAATATCCATATCAGAACGGACAGGAGTTCTACGATAGTGTTTATATTGATCAGCACTATAAACAAACCCATGTTCAAACGGAAGCAAGCCAAGTCCCTATCTTGGTTCAAATCGGAACATCAAATATCGGTGATGTTGGTTCGACTTTGCTGACTTATAACGGATCTTATATTCTGGTTTTAACAGGTCTCAATCCTAACAGAATTCTTAGCCTTGGTTGGAGAAAAACGGCCACCAATCACATTCCCGTTTTGTCTCTACTACCTACAGGTGGCAGAATCAAGAGGTTAGTTGACGGAACAGCTACAATCGATTTCTACACAGGGGATTTGGTTGAAGTTGACGGAAAAGTTTATGAATGTAGAGTGAATTTTCCTGACGGAACGATAATACCTTTCAACTATGAATACGAATGGAGAGAGGTTGACTACTACACCAAAACCGAAATTGACTCTATGATCGGCGACATCGAAACAGCCTTATCGGAGGTGTAAAGCATGAGCGTAGCAAGTGAAATTAATCGAATCAAAACTAATATTGCAAACGCCTACACCGAAGCCGAAGCTAAAGGCGCAACAATGCCAGCGACGGAGAACAGTGCGAATCTGGCGGATACGGTGGCGAGTATACCCGAAGCGGTACACCCCACCCTTATCACAAAGCAAATCACCGAGAATGGCACATATGCCGCAGCTGATGATAATGCGGATGGGTATTCTGAGGTAACAGTCAATGTACCTGTTCCTGCCCCTGTAGAAGAAAAAGATGTCAACTTCTACGACTATGACGGAACCGTTCTTTATGCTTATACCGCACAAGAAGCTCTGGCATTGACAACTCTGCCCGAAGCTCCTCCACACGACGACTTGACTTTTCAAGGCTGGAACAGAACTCTCGCTGAGTTACAGTCTTATGTTGATAAATACGGCATAGGCGACGCGGGAGCGATATACATTACAGATGTTGGCTCTACAAGGCTGTATTTGGAAGTGGGCGAAGATGTACCACTTGACTATGAACTATATGTTCAAATTGCAAACGGCACATTATCCGTTGAGGTTGACGGAGTAGAGCTCGGCAGCGCAACAGAAACATCAGGTTCATATGCGAACTATACAATACCGTTTACTCTTCCTAATCGTGGTAATGTTCGGGTTGATTTGAAATTCACAGGCACGGGTGGTTTTCGTATCGGTCAAGGTGTTTTACGCGCTCGTATCTTTGGGTGGAATAGCGTTCAAAACAACACGCTTGTGAAAACTGTGTTTGGCAGCTCTGTCACGAGTATTGGTAGCTATGCGTTCTATGGCTGTGCCTCGCTCAACAGCGTAGTGATACCCGATAGTGTCACGAGTATTGGTAGCTATGCGTTCTATGGCTGTGCCTCGCTCAACAGCGTAGTGATACCCGATGGTGTCACGAGTATTGGTAGCTATGCGTTTCAAAACTGTGCCTCGCTCAACAGCGTAGTGATACCCGATAGTGTCACGAGTATTGGTAGCGGTGCGTTTCAAAACTGTGCCTCGCTCAACAGCGTAGTGATACCCGATGGTGTCACGAGTATTGGTAGCTATGCGTTCTATGGCTGTGCCTCGCTCAACAGCGTAGTGA